TGATGCTATTAAAGATTTTAGCAGCAATCAAGATCTTGTTGAACAATCTGTAACATCTATGAAAAATATCGATCTATGCGATGTGTGCTTTTTGCCAAAAACAGTTTGTGATTGTGAAATACAATCATCTATTGTAATTGATTCAATTTACAGTTTATTTAATTACTGTCTTTTGCTTAGAGCTATTTCGCGAGTTTTGGATTATATATTCATCGCAATATATGTTTTATATTACTATACTTGTGAAGAAATTATTTTCCATTCTTTGGAGCGATGTTTTTGGTTTCGAATTGCCCGAGCTAAAGTTAAAGCATGGGTCGGAATACGTCGAGTTTTGATGTGCCAGCGAACTCGAATACGAAATATTGGCAACAAAATCAAAGATTCCATTGGTTTTCCAAAATTTTTACTTAGTATCTCAACGATCTTAATAAGTTCTATAACTTTATATAAAGTTTTTAACTTTTATAAGAATCAATCTGTTGATACAAAAGATATCGGAGAAAGACCATTGTCAAAGAATGAAGAACGTGAAAATGTTTGGTATAAAAACGATTTTACACTTTCTGAATTTGAATTGTCACGTAATACTTTATCTAGCTTATCGTTATCACGAGAAAAATTTATCAATATTATTAAGCATAATATAATACATTTTAAAATTAGAACAGGTCTTGGTACCTGTTATATTGGAAAAGCTACTTGCCTTAAAGGTCAAATTTTTATGACAAATAATCATATTATACCCATCATTGAAGATGAGTGTAAAATGGAGATTACATTACAAAATTCAAAAGATGGTATAACAAAAAATATCGTATACTGTTTAACAGAAAATATGATACAACGTGATTTTAAAAATGACGTTGCTTATTTTGCTATAACTGTCTTACCACCTTTCAAGGATATTACAAAATATTTTGCTCTGAACCATTTAGATATAAAAACAAGGGGTTTTCTTATTAATATGAATGGTGATGGTTCTATTTCAACTAAGAACTTATCTTGCATTAAGAAATCTGGTTGGAATGTAAAACCTTTCCC